ATCACGCCAGCGGCTGCGGCTACTCCACAGGAAATCCTAACGAACCTCGAAAGCTTTGCTATCTCCGAGGCACAAGACCGTGACTTCGACCAAGACGCGTTCCTTGAAGGTGTAGATGACATCCGCAATGGCCGCGAACCGATGTCCTACTCCGACGCGCTTAAAACCTACGGTCTCGACAATGCAAAAATCCCCCTTGGGCCATCTGAGGGCGGCGATGTAGCCCTCTCGCGTGTAGCTGGGGCGCAGTGGGCGCAGGAACGTGTCGCCGAAGCGCAAACTGCTGCACCAGTTGTACAGGAACCTGTACAGGAAACTACTGCTACACCAGCACCCGCAGAGGTTGCGTCCGAGATTCCTCCTGCTGCGGCTCCTCCGGGTGCGCCGCCTATCCCGCCTACGGCTCCGCCCGCCACTGGTGGTCCGAGTGCGCCCGCACCTAGAAAACCCAAGGTCGTTTCCAATGGTAAGCCGGTTGTCCTAACCGAAGCGCAGAAGCGCACGGCACTGGCAAAGGCCAAGGCTATCCGGACTAAGATGAACCGTATCCAGAAGCGGATTGCGGCTACTAACGATACGGCTGACGTTCTGAGCGATGGGATTGACCTCGTTAAACTGGCACGTGGTGACAAGGAAAACTGGGCGCTACTGCGTGGGGCCATTGACACCGTTGATATTGGTAAGTGGCAACTGATCCTGCCTACCCTCTCGACCGAAGATATTTTCCGTGTTTTGAAGGGGCGCATTCCGGGTCTTACTGAGGCTGACCGGATCACTCAGCAGGATATCACTCGGTTCCAGACCAAGGAATATTTAAAGCTTGCCGATGAGTTGGAGCAGGTCGCTGACTTCCTGAAGAAGTATCCGAAGGCCGCACAGGCTCTATCGGACCTTGAGTTCGCCACTGTGGCATATCAGGTGGACCCGACCAAGGCAGCTACGCCTGAGGCGTATGCCAAACTCGACAAGAAAACCAAGGAGCTTCAGACCGAACTGGGGAACGTCACGGTTGGTGACGCCAAAGGTAAAAAGAAGGTCGAAGATAAAATCGCTCGCCGATTCGAAGATATCAAGAGCGTCTACGTAGGTGTTCCCGGTGACGAGCGCGTCATCGGTTGGCGTGATCTTGGTCGTCCGGAGTTTGGTGGCGGTAAAGGCCGTGAAATTTTTAAGCTCCTGCGGGATGGCCATCGGCGCGATTTGGAAGCCAAGTATGATGCGCTGCGTTCGCGTCTCATGGAGACCAAGAAAGACGAGGCACTCGACGAGGCATTGGAGAAGCTCGAAGCGCAGTTCAAACCGGCACGGGAGCAGGTTATCTACTTCCCAGCTATGCGCTTTGGTTCCTACTACGCACGTGTGGGTACGGGCGCTAATAGCATTTTCAAACTGTTTGAGACCTCAACCCAACGGAACCAGTTCGTACGGATAATGGAGTCTCGTGGTGAGGAAGTCACCGAGACTGGGAATGTGGAAGACCTCCGCAACCAGTTCGGACAGATGGCGGGTGGTCCGCTGAAGGAAGTCCTCGACCTGTTTGAGGGTGACCAGAAAGACCTCGGTGCACTTAGAAGCCAAGTCTTTGATCTGTGGCTTCAGACCATGTCGGCTGGTGATATGCGTAAGCACATGGCTCCGCGTAAGATGCGCGCTGGTTACAGCACCGACATCCTGAAAAACTTTGCCAACTTCCGACGCGCATCCATTAACGATGTGAAGCGCGCTAAGTTCGGGGAAAAGCTACGAACAGAGATTTCCCGGGCCAAGGATATGGTCAAGGATATGCCTGACCGTGAGAAGATGAACGTCTTCATCAAGGAGATCGAACTCCGCACGTTGAGCGACCTAATGCCACCGGAGCGGGGCAACCCTTATTGGGAGGGCGCTATCGAGCTTGGTAATAAGATGGCCTTCTACCAGTATTTGGCTAACCCTAAGACTGCGCTTATTCAGCTTACGCAGCTTCACATTGTGGCGCTCCCGATATTGGCCCAGAAATATGGGTCGGCCAAGGCCACTGCCGCTCTCAGCAAGTACGGTTTCTCTAGCCTTGGTGGTTTCGTCACCAGTCCGTTGAAGGCAATCAAGCGCGAGGATGGCAGTTTTACCTTTGATTGGGAGCAGCCCAACCTACTCGACAACCCGATCTCGGCGCTCAAGGAAGAGAGCGATCCGGAACTGTACGAAGTGTTGTCGGAAGGGTGGAACGAAGGCCGCGACCTAAACCTTTGGATGGATACCTTTGCCAACCAGATTGGCGGCTATGGTAATGCTGACCCCCAGCAGAGCAGCGCTCTTCAGGAACTTATGAAAGGCCGTGTGCACACGGCTGCTTGGCGCGGTACAACCTTCGCTTTCGAGGCCATGGGTACGCTCATGCACCAGATGGAGCGCGTGAACCGCGAAGCTACCTACATGGCCGCGCTGGAACTGGCGTATCGGGAGAATAAGAAAAAGGGGCAGACCCACGCCGAAGCAAAGAAGAACGCCATCGAAGCGGCTGTGGAGACTACGCTAGCAGCTACCTTCGACTTCTCATCGTACAACAAGCCACGTGTCCTCAACACAGGGATAGGGCGTCTGGCGGGGCAGTTCATGAGCTACCCGTACATGATGACGTCGCTGCTGGCACGGAACATGTACACGGCTATTAAGGTTAGCGGGCTTGAACCCGGAGAGCGGAAAGCTGCTATCCAGACTGCGACTGGCGCACTTTTCAATATCGGCCTCTATGCAGGTCTCACCGGAGTGCCGTTGTATGGTCTCTCCACCACCATCGCTAGCATGTTGTTATGGGCGTTTGGCGATGACGAGGAGGAAGAAGGCGGTCTCAGCTATCTCGACGAGAACGGCAACATCAAGGCCACCTATAATGTTGACTGGTGGTTCCGGAACGTCTGGATACCCAAGTTCTTTGGGTCGGATGGCACGGTCGCCAATCTCTTCGGGCTTGATGATGACACCGCTGAAGTTGTGGCACGTTCGGTTGAGAAAGGACCGATCTCGGCCATCACTGATATCGACCTATCCAACTCAGTGGCGCTCGACTTCCTGTTCTTTGTGCCAAGGGAATCTCGGGCTGAGACACCAGAAGGCAAGGTTGTGGAGTACACATTCAGCGCCCTGACCGGGGCGGCTGGCAACATGGTCATGGATTACCTGAAGGCCGGTAAGGACTTGATAAACGGTTACACCAACCGTGCTTTGGAGAAAACGCCAAAACTGTTCAGCAACGTCGCCAAGGCCAACCGCTTCGCTACCGAAGGCCAGACAAATTATGCCCGTGAATTGGTCGGCATGGACAAGGACTTCTGGAGCAGCGACAAAGTTATCCTCCAAGCCCTTGGTTTTGCTTCAACCGAAGCCAGCCAGAAACAGCAGCAAAACTACGAAGCCAAGTCTATCGACGTCAAGGTCAAGAAGGCCCGTGAAGACTTCCTGAACAAACTACGTAAGACTGCGCTTGACCGCTACCAGTACGGCAGTACCCCAGAGACAGATGCTGCGCAGCAGCAGATTGTAAAGGATTGGGTCACGTTCAACCAGACCTATCCGACTCATGTAATTGGGATAGACTCGTTCTACGAGGTTCAAAACAACGCGGTGAATAACGCTGTCGAAAGTTATGGCACTCGTGGATTGCCAATGGATGAGAGTACCCCATACCTAAGCGATCTCTATCTGCGCCGTCTCGAAACCGAGAAACAATAAAAAGACCCCCGGCTGAGTGAGCAACCGGGGGTCGGGGAGTGATGCGTTTAGCAACTGGAAGGAGCAAACTTCCGAAGCCCTCATACCTATTTTCGCCAGATGCGTAAACCCCTAATCCCATTTTCTATGGAGGGCTTGACCAACACCTTGATGCGTAGTCGCTTGAGGACCACCATTAGTTGTGTCCGAGCACGTGTTTGGTCGAGGCAGGGGAAGAACATAGAAGCCCCCTTCCGGAATGCGCGCCAGTTAATTTCGTAGGTTACGCCCTCAATTTGCATCTTCCGATTTGTCTTCCTTGGTATACTCATCCACCTTGATAAAATCATCGTCGAGCTTGAACCAGAGACAGTGTACGTTACCGCCAGAGACAGCCATACCCTTGGATAGGCGCTTGCCGTCACGCTTCACCAGCCGCCCCTGCTTCTCCAGTTTGGCCAACGTGTCGTTGTAGTTGATCTGGTATTTGACGCAGTATTCCTTGAACGGCTTGGCGATAAAGAACATCATCTTGGTGTCCGGCTCGATGCGGATTAGCAACTCACCCTTTGGTTCGCGCTTCGGCAGTGCTTGCATATTGGTGCGCAGGTCCGCCATGTCATCAACGACGAGGATGTTCTGCACGTGGCGATAGAGGTAGTCATTGATAACTTGCTCCACGCCGTTCAACGGTGCCGCTGTGTCCACGCGGATGCGCTCAACCAGACCACAGGCCCACATATAGATGCGGTCCATATCCCAGTCGATTAACCCGCACTGCTTGGCAAGCATACCACCCACGATGTTGGCTGAAAGCGTAGCCGACCAGAAGCGCTCCTTGGGGAGCAACCCAAGCTCACGGTCGATCTTCTCCTGCATCTGGGCGCACTTACCAAGCACATACTCCATGTTCGCCAACACGTAACGGATGTAAATAGGTCCGGCATGGCCGTAGTTAGCGAAAAGCACCTTGTCGAATAGGTTCTTACCGTGCGCAGTGCTGACGGTCTCTACCAACCCAATGGGATACTCGATCAGGCGCATCAGTTCGCCTTCTGGGTTGTCCTTCAATATCGACAGCTTCTCGACAAACGAGGAGTTTGACGTCGAGACCGTGATGCTCTGCCACGTGGTGTTGTTCTCACGCAGTTCGTTGGACCCAGCCAACATGCGCTCTTTCCCCTTGCCGTTGGACAGCGAGTATAGGAAGTCCGAGTATTCCTTCGACGTGACGTTGGTAAGCTCGTCCATCGTGGGGGCCAAGTTATTGAGAACGCCAACCCACTGGAGCTTGCCGTTCATGGTGTCGATTTCTTTGAGGCGCAGTTCCTTGGGGTGCCCATAGACGCTGTTGACCATGTTGAGGATGGTGGTCTTACCGGTACCGGAGAGCGAGTTGAACAGGTTGATAACCGCTCCGGTCTGGTCGAGGAACTTGAGCAGCGGAGACCCGAACGCGCTAAGCGCGGCGAAAGCCTGTGCTTCCATACCCTCTACGCCGTAAAGACTCCAAACTTCTTTCCAGTTTTCCAGCGACCCGACTGGGCCGACGAACTTGGCCAGCTTGCTTGTGGCCTTGGAGGGAGGGGAATAGATGTTGCCCTCAACGGTGATCTCTTGGTCGCCTAAAACGAAACGGCTGTTGCCGTCTACCCAGCCAAATTGTTGTCTCATGATTTCTGCTTTCTGTGTATCTTGGAGGTTCTCGACCGACTTCATGACGTAGTCCATGAGGATGTCGAACTTTTTGCCGTAACTAACTACACCCCGTGCGGAGAGCGCCTTGCGAAGCTCATCCTTCTGGGTGACCTTGAACATCGGGATGGAAAATTCACGCAACGGGTCGCGTGGTAGGTGCAAGCGAAACAACGCGGAGTCGCCCTCACCCGGATCGTGCATCCGCTTCACCACATAGAAGTCGTTGGAGTAGACCATGATTGGGTCAGTCTCTTCCGCGTCCTTGGGTGGCTTACGCCAGATGCCCCCGCTCTCGCCCCGATAGAACGGGAAGGGGTACTTGGGGATTTCAATTTCTTCAACCACACCGGGCGACGTCTCAACTACAACCGAATCCTCAACAGATTCCTTGACGACCTTACCCAATTCCTTGGGGCCGAGGATTTTGTCGAGATGCGGACACCCAACACATAGGTCAGGGTTGACGCTCTTAAACTTGGCGCAGCTTGTCGCCTTCCGGATGGTGGCTACCTTCTTGTCTATGGTATCCGGGTCGTAGTCCGGATGGCCCTTCGACATCATGTGCACTGCTGTATCAGCATCCCCGCACATGGCAGCCACGGACAGCGCGTAGAACCACTCGTAATAGCCAACAGTGGCTTGGTTCTTGTAGGCGTGTAGAAGCTGGTTGCAACCATCACCCTTGGCTGTGCGGACCATTATGCGCTTGAAGTTATAATCCACGCCGCTCATCAGCGCCTGTTGGCGCGGCGACATCTCGAAGTTATCGTCGAAGATTGTCGCCTGTGGCTTGACACCGAAGACCGAGCGCATTGCCTCGATGGTAGTCGTCTCACCCACATGGATAAACTGAACCGGACGTGGCTCTTCCTGCTTGAAGTTAAACGTGCCGGGGATGCGCAGGATGCGCGCCACTTCAAACACCTTGTCATCGACGTAGAAGTTCTGGGCGCGGCAGACCGCCTTGAAGCGTTCAGCCACTGGTTCCCAGTCACGCCGTGATATTTCTTCCTCAAGCGGCCAATAGGCATGGATGCCACCGCCTGAGCTTACGAGGGTAGGGGTAGAAAGACCGACTGTCTTACAGAAAGTACGCAGCGCTTGGAGCGCCGTCTTCTGGTCAATATATCCATCAGGTCGTTTAGTGTTAGGGTCGATCTCGGCCTTGGTAGGGCCGCAATCAATATCGAGCCAAAAGGCTTTCAACCCCTTCACGTTCTCCTTTGTGCGGTTGTCGCCAGTTGCGTACTTGGCGACCCCAAAGAATACATTCCAGCCAGCGTTGACATAGCGCTCAACCAGAGCATCTACTTCTTCTCGCGTAGCTACAAGTTCCTGACGGACGTCAGCCTTCTTCCCGCTTCCTTTTATGCTCGTAATTGCGAACCAGCCATCGGCTGGCTGCACAAGTTCTAGAAGATCGGGTTGTTGCATTGCATCACTCACCATCGCGGGAATCTCCCGCTTATTATTTGCTCTTTAAAAAACCTCAGGCGAGGTTGGCTATATACGCCTCGATAGCTTCACAGGCAGGTCCTCTTGGCTCACTTTTTCCAAGAAACCAGTAGTATATAGTCTGCCGTGTAACCCCAAATGCGTCCGCTACTGCGGCGACAGGGATGTCTTGGGCGAGACAGACTCGCCCAAGCTTTACCCCCATGAGGTTACCATCGGCTTCCTTGATGCCCTTGGCTATGCGGATGGTGTAACCCTGCATAATCAAGCCTCTTCTTCATCATCAAGCCATTCGTTGAGGACTTCCGCCAGTTCTGGCTTCACCTCGGCAGTTGCCTTAGGCTTTGCGGCCCGTTTGACTGGTGCTACTTCTTCCTCTTCGTCATCGTCGCCGAACGGATTAGCAGTCGCAGCAGGTGCGGCAATAGCAGCAACAGCAGGAGCCTTGGCCCCATCCATCGCAGCAGCCGTAAGCTGGATATAACGCTGGGTTTCTGAATCGTCCTGTGCGGCATCAACCAGACCAGCTTCCAACTCGGTGAGGTGGCGGATGGCTTTGAACTTTAGCTTCGAGGTGTCCGACTCAAGGTCGTACATTACCCGAGTAACGACGGTGTCGAGGTTTTCACCATTGGCTGACAGGAACTTCCGGTAGGCTTCGAACGGATGGTTGTTACCAACGCTCTTACCGAACAGCGAAGTCGCTGCGTAATTCATCTGGTAGACTTCACCTGATGGGTCACCAGCAACGAGGACCGCTACGCGGCGCTTGAAGCGGCAAGCCTTACCCTTACCGTTCTGGCCCGAACCATCGACGTTCTTGGGGCAAGCGGCGCAGGAGTCAGACTGCGGAGTGGTAGCCTTGGCGTCGGGCTTATCACCCAACCCCGACCAGCAATCAGGCAGCGTGGCTTTTGCGTCTGGGTCATACGCCTTAACGTAGAACTCACGCGACACGTCCTTCATCCAGTCAACGATGATGACATCCAGTTGGTGCGGCACAGCTTTACCGATCTGCTCCCCACCAACGACACGCTTAAAGGTAGCGGCGTTCGTGGTAGCGATGCGACGGAGGCCAGTGCCACCACCCATCTTGTCTGCGCGGCGCGTCTCACGGCGTACCGTGGGCAGGTCGGATGCTTCTTCAAAAATCGTAATGTTGCTCACTTGTTTTCTCCTGATTTTATTGCGTACTGGGTACGTACCGTACCCCAGAAAATACCTTCGATGAATATCTGCCGAGGGGACTTATCGTCGTCGTTTACAGGTGTCATGTCGGGTTGAGAGATGATGTCCTTAGCCAAAGTTAGGAGGAAGTTCTTCTCCTCGTCGGATAGCTCTTCCCATGGGCGCTGCCAACAATCTGGCATACCTTCATCAGACCACCTTTGGGTAGCTTCGTGTGCTACCCGCGTAACCGTTTCTATAATATCCATATCTTACTTCTCGCTAGGTTTGCGGACTTGGATGACGTACTTATTATCGACTTGGAGGCCGATGGGAAGAGCGTCCGGATTCTCTTCCAAGAATTGCTTCATATTACCGTTGTGGATGCGCTTTTCCAACAGATGCACGGCTTCGTTCTCGACGATAAATTCGTTCATCTTCTCCCAATCGGTGGTCCAATAGCGCGTTTGCACACGCCGTGATACCGTCCCCACTGGGGTCTTCACGCTATCAAGGTTCTGCGTATTACAGAAGTTCAGAAGCTCACCGGACACAAGGTCCAGCTTCTCCTTAAGCGAGGCCACACGGGCCTCATGGGCTTCTTCTGCCTCCGCTATGGCTGCGCGTAACTTACGATACGCAGACACGAGGTCATTAACTGGTATTTGTTCTGACATGTTTGCTCCTTCATTTGTGTGCCGGTCCCCATCTTAACCTGTCTATTCAGGTCCGCCTTTTTTGTTCAGCGCCGTCGCAAGGGGACCGACACAACCTCCTTATACTCCTTATATTATACAGTGTCAAGTTCTCTACGGTATAAATCAATGATGCGTTCGTGATTCTCAATGTTCCCACGCAGCATGGAATAGAGGCGCGCTTCGACTTCGCTACCCGTGATATGCACGATGGTCATGGCGTTCTTCTGGCCGGGGCGGTTGATACGGGCGTTTGCCTGTAGGTAGGTCTCCACAGAAGTCACCGGGGCATACCAGATGATAGTATCTGCTGCCGTAAGAGTAAGCCCGTGCGATGCAGCCTGTGGCTGGATGATGAGGACGTGTGGGTTCTTCTCGTTTTGGAACCGCGTGACGATGTCGCTGCGCCTGTTGACTGGCACCTTGCCGTTGATGACATCGCAGGAGATGCCCTGCTTCTCCAACTTGGCGCGTAGAAGCTCGATGGTGTGCGTGAACGGCACGAAGACCAGCACCTTACTGGTGGCTTCCTCAATGACTTCCAGCACGGTGTTGATGCGGTTGCTGACGTCGAACTCCAACACCTCACCAGTGTCCGTGTAGACCGCGCCTCCGCTGATCTGGAGCAGCTTGTTGATGCGTGTAGCGGCGTTGACCGCGCTGACCTCTTCGCCCCCAGCTTCGATCAGCATCTGGCTCTTAAGCTGCTTGTAATACTTCATCTGCTGCGCGGAGAGCGGCGCTTCGCGCTCGGTGTGGGTCACCTCGGGTAGGTCCAAGCAATCCTTCTTCTCGAACCGGATGGCTGGCTGGAGTATGCTATGCACAATATCCTGCGCCTTGGGCTTGGGAACCCATTTGAACTGGGTCACCTTCATCATTACTTGGTCGCGATACTGACCGTAGAACTTGGGGCAGTTAGGTCCACCAGCCAGCTTAGCGAGGCCATAAGCGTCGAGCGGTGACTGTGCTGCTGGCGTACCAGTAAGCATCCAGATGTGAGGTTCTGTCGCGTTCACGATTTGCTTGAGGATTTTCCAACGGTTGGTCTGCGCGTTTTTATAGGCGTTAGCCTCGTCGATCACGATAAGGTCGAAGCCACCATTGATAATCTGGTCCTTGACGATAGCCACGCCGTCGAAGTTGATGATGACGAACTCGGCACCCGCTGCGATAATCTTCTCCCGCTGCTTGGCGGCACCATGCGCCACGCTACACGAACGGTGCATGGCGAACTTGAACAGGTCTTGCTGCCACGCTGACTTCATGATGGACAACGGGCATAGGACGAGGACGCGCTTCACATCGCCACGGTTCATGAGATAGTCGGCTGCCCAGATGACGGACGCCGTCTTGCCTGTGCCCTGCTCGTTGAAGCAAAACGCTCTGCGCCGGATGGAGAGGAACGAGGCTGTGGTCTTCTGGTGCTCGAACGGGGTGAGCTTACCAGTCCATTGGTAGCTCTTAAGGATGGGCGATGGGGTATCGTCGAAGCCCAGCTTGGCTAGGATTTCGCTCTCGGTGTGTCCCCATTTGACAAGGACACCTTCGGCTGTATCTGCGCTCTTATGTATATTGTCCGTGATGACGGACGAGTCCGCTGCGTTGACCAGCAACGCCTTGTTCTCAATGATTTGCACCAGTTTGCTCCTAGGTGTTTATTTTTTGCGTTCGCGCTTACTCGTCTCCGATACGAGGTTACCCTTGCTGTCCCGCTTGAACGAACGGTTGGCAGACTTGTTAACGAGCCGGATACCGTCCTTGATTGAGCCACCCTTGTCAATGGCTTTCACATGGCCAGCGTCTTTGCCGTCACCCTTCTTGGCTTTACCAGCCTTCACCAGCTTGGCACGGGCTGCATTGCGCTGCGCCCGATTCTTGATCTGGTCTGGCTTACCTTGGTACTTCTCGTACTCTGCCTTGTAATCTCTGGCCATCACTTCCTCCGTGGTTTCCAGTGTTCGCAAGCGGTGACGGGGCACCACCCACAAAGCGGACTTGTCTTGGCGTTCCATATACCATTATCCATGGAAGCTTCCAACTGGTCTAATTGGTCATCGAACACCGACATATACTCGGCCATCTTCTCACGCTTATGGGTCTTCTTTGGGAACTCGTGGCTGACCACGTAGGCCAGCGCCGATTTTATGATCTTCAGGTCTGGGTACTTTACGAATAGCGCAGCAGCCATAAGGTCTAACTGCTTCAGGTCTGCGTACTTGGCGTTCTTGCCTGTCTTGTAGTCAACCATCCAAGCTCGGTCGCCGTCGATAATCGCCAAGTCAACGATGCCGCGATACCAGACGTCCTTGTCGAAGAAGCCACATGCCTCAAAGCCAGTATCCGTCTTCTTGACGCCCAGCTTCACCTCGGTAAGCTTCTCACCTTGCTTGGCAGCCAGCGGCTCCACGATGGGTCGCATGTAAGCAAACTTCTCGGGGATGGGTGTGCCGTCCTTAACGAACAACTCTGCCGCTTCGTGAACAGCGGTCCCATAGACAGCGGCTTCGCCGGGGTCATCCTTGACGTCCTTCACAACCTTAAGGTGGAAGTATTTCTTCGGACACTGGTCGAAGGTCTTGATGCTGCTATAGGACCATGCTGTCATGTTATCGTACTTTTCCTTCTAAACGATCAGCCACCAGCTTAGCATAGCCAGCGATATCAATCCAGCTATCAGCGTAGTTTGGGTCACCATTTAAGATGCGCCCAATCTTATGGAAGATCATGTCCAGCGCCTCGGCCTGATCGACATCAAAGGTCTTACCATGATGTGCGGCGAAGCCGTGAGCCACTTCCTTAAGTCGCTGGGTAATCCGCGCATGGTCGAGGAAGTTCCCATAACGGGAACCCCGGGCGTCAAGTATTGCGTCTACGTTAGTATCAGCTTGAATGAACTCCCCGGGCTTTGGTTTGCCCTTACCCTGCAAGGTTGCGAGTGCCACTTCAATAATTGTCTCCTCGGGGACACCGACTTCCTCAGATGTGAACGGTTTTTTCTCCATCTGTTTCTTAACCGCATGGATGTAACTTTCGCTCACTGCCATACGGTCTTTTATTTCCCTAGCGGTGTAGCCCTGCTTAAGCAGTTTCATAATTCCTGCTGCTTTCGTATTCTTCTTCATGTCGTTTGCTCCTTACTTGAGATTGCCGCCGCTTTTCAGAATGTCCCCATCAAACACATAGGTGCCTGTGTGGGTCAGCCGGATAAACGGGTGGGCGTGGATTTTGCCACCGTGGGTGCGCCACAGTTCACAAAAATGGTAATCCTCTGACAACAGCGCCCCGCTCTCGTCGATTGACGTAGCGAAAAACTCATGGGTCAAAGGCTTGGCGTACTCGTCTGTCTCTGGGTCTTTGAACGACGATACGCGATAGGTTGGAACGTGGGGTATAAGATGCTCGAACACCCCCCGCTTGATGAGCATGAAGCCTGTGCCGCCATGGCGGACTTCGATGCAGCCGCTCTCGTCACTGTGCGCGTCTCCACTCCCAACCATGTTGAACACAAAGGCTCCGGCATGTTCTGCTAGGTCCGTCTCGCCAGCCAGTGCCGCACGGTTGACGCTGTCCCAGTTCACTTCCTTCTTGGGGTAGATGCCACAGGCGATGTCCTTGTCAGCCAGCATAAGCTGTGCGACTGCCTCACCATTAAAGCCAATGTCAGCGTCGATGAACATGAGGTAGTCATGGTCACTAGCAAGGAACACACGGGCCAGTTCGTTACGGGCACGGGTGATGAGGCTCTCGTTCATAATCTGGCACCACGCCACGTTGACGCCCACTTCACGCATCTTCTGCATGGTCATCAGCAAGCCCTGCACATAAGTTCCCGTGCACATACCACCGTACATAGGTGTGGCGATCATAATGCTTGGGCGCTTGGTCGGTACTTTAATTTCATCCGTCATTTGCTTTTTGCTTTCTCTTTAGCTTGTGATAGCGGCCCTCCACGGAAGCAACCGTACGCCCCATCCGTTCCGCTATATATGCTGGCCTCAAGCCATGCTGATAATAACTCAGTAACTCTGCGTCTTTCTCAGGTGTCCATACCGTCATAGACCGTCTTACTACTGGCACTACTTACCTCCTGTGAAACGCCCCTTGGAGTCGCGGTCCGTAAGCTTGTGCACCTCCTTATTCAACCGTTCGTTCTCGCGTTTGAAGTGTCCGATGGCGCTAAGCCGCCCAAGCGCATAGCTAGCTAACACCGATACAAACACTGCTACAGTCATAATCCAATCCATACTCACTCTCCCTTCTTGCGTACAACTAACTGGTATCCAACGTGGACAATCTCTGCTTCTTCCGCGAAGATATTGCAGAAGGCGTCGATGGCTGGTTTGGGGCGGTGCAGGATGTCACGCGGGTTGCCCCACATATAATCGTCAAACACCATCATCCCCTTGGGCTTGAGCAACTGCCAAGCCATACACGCATCGGTCAGCACGTCCTTGGCGATGTGGCTTCCGTCGATGTAGATGAAGTCCACTTCGCTTTGCTGTTCGTGTATCTCATAGGCTAGCCAATGTGTTGACTTGCCTTTGTTCTTATTAATAACCCGCTCGTGGTTGTGTTTGATACCAAACAACTCCGTATTACGGTCAAACCGCGCCTCGACAGCCGCCATATCCTCGGCACTGTGCTCCTCGCCGCCTTCCCACGTATCTATACAGACAATCCAGTCGCCATCCTGCATCATGTTCTCGGCAATCCAGACAGTGCTGCGACCTTCGAAGGAACCAATCTCAAGAAAGGTGCGCGTACCCGCTTTACCCGACAGGTGCGGGATAAGCTGCGTCCAGACCTCCGGTGCCCAGTTGAACCAGTCCTTGGTGAATTGATACTCGCTCATTTTTTAATTCCTAGCGCTTGTTTGATTTGATTGATGGCTGATGTTGAAAGGGTTGGTTGGGTGGTGATGCCAGCCTTTAGGCTCGGACCTTGACCCGCTATGTGTGTAATCCCTGCGCTCCGGTACATATCACGGTCCACGTCGTACGCGTTTGAGTAGGCGTTCTGTAAACCTTGCTGCGCCTGTTGCATCATCTGCTGCTGTGTAAGCATGAGTGACTTTTTGAGGTTACGCTCATACTCCTGCTCTTCCGCTTCCTTGCGGCGGCGTTCGGGGCCGTTCATAAGTTCGTCCAGCACCTGCTCGTGGAAGGTCTGCATCATAGGCCCACGGAGGAGCACACGCTCGGCTTCGGTGACGAACGGTATAAGTTCGTCAAGCCACTGTGCCCACCGCCCCTCTCCGTCCGGCGCAAACTCCTCTGGGTGGCTCTCCATACGGGCAGCCAGTAGTTTCACTACGTCATGCGGTTCGCTCATGCGTTGTTCTCCATTACGGCGCTGTAGTCAAAGCTCTCAACGCAATCTCTGATCGTTATTAACTCTTCGCTAAAGCCCTCGACCTCGGCGTTGTAGGTGTAGACCTTCTTCGGTACCTGTAGGCGGTTCTGCGCGAACAGGACGCCCCTCTTGGTAGCCCTCCAAAGGCCGGAATGTTTCTGTGTCTTATCCTCGGTGTCAAGGCGCTCCACCAACCCCCACCAACGCAGGGTCGGCAGTTGGTTAGACTTCACCAGCCAGCGTGGTGCGCGGCGCGGCACATCCACCCAGTCACCATTGGCGCTGTGGTGCGTCAACCATACCAGCGACCGTGCCATAGTCTCGTTAAGGCTACGCGGGTAAATCTTACCCCACCTATCGCAGCATGGGCAGTGCCCACCTTCGTCACCGATTACTCCACGCCAGATGCCCCGAAGCTCTGATAAAAATGTACGTTTATCAGTCATTAAACATCTCCATTATTTTTTCTTCGCTAAACAGTTTGAGGGTGCGAATTACCTCGGCGTCATCCTGCCTAGATGCGGGTGCCGCAGGTGCGCCACGCACCGTCATGTTCAAAGGTGCTCTCAACGTGCGGATGAACGCACCTTCCACGCGGTCTAAATCGTCCTTCGGCCAAGGTAAGAAGAAAACTCGATCAAATGTCTTACCTGCGTGTGCTGTAATACGCGCAGTGATATTCACCGATTGCCCTACGTAAACGACCTCTTGTTTGTAGCATAGGAAGTAGATGCCGGAGCCTACCATAAAGTCACCCAGATCGCGCAAGTTAGGCACCGCTTGGATTGCGTATGGGACATCCTGAGGGTTGGCACGGGGTTTGTGGGCCACGACAATCACAGGTTCGGGTAGGTCCTTACCTGCGTTATACTGCATTATATTTTTGACCGCCCAGCGTTTCACCTCGACTAACTTGAAACGGATTTCTCCACCGTCAATCTTATAATGCGGGGCAAAGCCGCTATTCGCTAGGTCAGTAATCCGTGTGGCAGACACCCCCAGCTTATCGGCTACTTCGTCCGCGTTAATCAATCCGCTAGGCCACTCATCCAGTATATGGGTGATATTCAAACGCTCCATGCTATCCGCCATAACTCACTCCCATCTTGCTCTCACAGTTCAACGGCAGCAGCGTTGCCCACTTGGGGCGTATACGCATACACTGCTCCACATATTCTCTTGCCTCTGCGGCTTTCCCTGTAGGGGCGATTGCTCCTACTGCGTCATGTACAGTCATCACCACTCGCAGGCGTCGTGCGACCATCAGCATCTGTTCGCCAATCACGATACGCGCCAAGGCTTGGCAGATATTCTCCACCAGCTTCCCACCGTAGATGCGGGTCGGGATGACGGCGCGGCCCTTCTTCTGGTCGTAGACCATCTCATTGTGGTTACCACCCAGCATAGGTTTCCAGCGCAGGTTTGGATATTTAAGGCTCAACCCATTGGGTAGCTTGATGCCGTCCTTACCATACACCACCAGCACACCGTCCAGCCCTATCGGGGCCGTCTGGTTGTTAGCCATAGCATCCAGCGCGTCCCCAGCCTGACGCCATAGCTTGGGTATCATGGGGTAGGTCTCACGGTATACCGTGATAATGCGTTTGCACTCCTCCGCTGGCATATCGACACCGAAGGTCTTTAGCTGCGCTTGGAACTTCACAGCGCCCATACCATACCCTGCACCAAGGATGGTGGTCTTACCCACGAACCTCTGCGGGTCTGTCACCTCATCGACAGGCACACCGTAGATGGAAGACGCCATAATCTTATACACGTCCTCACCTTTGTCGAACGCATCAACGAGGTCATACTGCCCAGCCAGCCACGCCAAGGTCCGCGCTTCGATCTGGCTGCTATCGCAGTCGATAAAGATATACCCGTCTGGTGCGCGCATCGCCTTCTTCAATGGTGACTTGCGGGGTAGGTTCTGGAGGTTAACCTTATCGTCCCCTCCCCATCGCCCAGTATGTGCAGCGTAGTAGCGTAGAGGCACAGGCAATGTGCCGCGCTCCGCAATCTTGATGAACCGCTCGGTGCGTGTCTCTTCCAGCGTAGACTTTACCCCTAGCCGCGCAGCGACAATCGCTTGCACCTGTGGGTTCTCATGGTCCAGCAGCGCCTTGAAAGCCTCGTCGTTCTTGGCGAAGGCGTAGGTCTCCTTACCCGTAGCAGGGCTAACCTTCATCGGCACATCAACCCCATGAAACACCAGCAGTTCAGCCAGCTTGGGGTTGCTCATCAGGTCAGCCTTGTCGTAGTTCAGCTTGGACATGAGCGCTTCCTTGGCACTCTTCACATTAGACAGGTGGTTTGTGAGGACTTCTTTGTCTAAGCTTAGCACAGGCTCCGTAAACATCCGGATCGTCAGGTCTATTAGACGTAGCTCAATAGCAGGAAAGCCAGCCGCGATCCGTTGGAACAGTTCATAGGTCAGGTCGGTATCGTTGATACAATACCCAGCGTAACGCGCCATCTCGTCTGGCTCAAAATCCAAACGTGTCTTGCCCAGTGCGTTCAGCACCTCGTTACCCTTGACGCCCAGCCCATATCGCTCGGCAGCTTTAGCTAGGCTGTTACCCGCATCAGGCCCATCAATGGCGCGAAGCATGGAGAGCGTGTCAGCAATCCGCTTGGGGCGGATGTCGAAGTGCCAGTTGAGGATAGCCATGTCGAACACAGCGTTGTGCGCCACAGCAATGCTGTTGTCCCAGTCAAACTGGTCAAGCCACGCCTTAGTCTTCGCCTTGGTCCCACTGAACCATTGCGCCTCCTCGTCGTTGCGCTTTACTGATACGCCGATAACCTCAAACATCTCGTCGCGGATATACTCCTCCGTTGTCACCTTGGATAACGAATAGCTCCGGTCGTAGAAGGTCTCGAAGTCGATGGTCAGGATGTTCACTGGCCCATCGCCTCTTCCACGGTCATCTTGGGGCAACGGTCACTTGGTTTGATCTCAATGCTCTCGATGGTGTAGAAGCTAGGTCCGCACTCCACTATGTCTTGAAGTTCGAAAAGTTCCTCGACGTTAATTGTGGTGCTGCGTGGCCCATCTCCGTGGTGATAGGTCAGCGTTACCGTCCAGCGTGGTTTTGTATCGTTCATTGTGTGTCTCCTATGATAGTAGCAGCCTTGAGCTTGCGGATAAGTTCGCGCACCATGTCCCAGTTCTCTTCGTTCACCACCACGGCCACGCCATTGTTGCGCCGGATAGCTTCGATCTCGCTGACTTGTAGTGCGGTAGGTTTGTTCGTCCCAGCCTTGCACTCGACAGCAAGGAATAGTCCGTTCACGCAGATGATGATGTCGGGGACGCCGCTGCGTCCGTAGCCGTGGGTTGCAGGGAAAAAGTAATAGACGCTCTCTTCTTTGAGAACGCGAACGACCTTCTCCTTCACCCTTTTCTCAGGTGTAGATGCCATGTTGTTTGCTCCTTGTTTGCGGTAATCGCACCGCTGCCATACATTGTCAATAGGTGTTTGCTTACTCGGGTAAGGTAAATAATTACGCCGTGTTATCCCTCTGCTTTCTTGTCCATAACGAAGTAGAGGTTGGTGTTGACGCGGACGCCTACACCGTCAATGTAGCCCTTGACGTCCATCAGCTTGAGTAGGCCCAGCGCACCGCGCAGGTGGTCGGTCAGCGATGCGTCTGTGTAGGTCACCGCATCAAAGCCATCGTTAGCCCTACGCGAGACAAGGTAAGCGCCGTTGGACTCGATACGCACAGTGACGCCGTTGTTGTCGTTATAGAAGCCCATCAGCATAATAGCCTCCTGATTAGCTTCGGCCAGCGCGGGGAAGTCCATATCATCAGCATTAAGGTATTGCTTGATGTCGCCCCAGTTACGTGCCGCATACTCGAACAGCCGGTCCTCAATCCGTCCCTTGGCACGACGGAAGGGCCATGATGTCTCGGAGGCTATACCGTTGATTACGGAGTGCGTCTCCTTGTGTGCATCAGCAGCGCGTTCCTTGGGTGTCTTGAGGTGGAACGCCTTGACGATACGCTTGGCCGCAACGTCTGGCTTGGTAGAGAAGGTCTTCATGTGGCGTTGGCTCATCTGTGTGAGCCGGAAGTTGTCGAAGAAGTAACGGATGGTCTCGTCGCGCCAGTGCGTCTCAATCCACAGCTTCCCAAGCTCCTCGTCATTATCAAAGATAACAAGCTCACTTACTCTTGGGTTGCTACCATAAGGCCCGAACGATTGCTTAGACTTGTAGCGCCATGTCGGACGCTCCTTCATCAGTCTATCTAGCACTGGGGGGAGCGCGGTGTGTAGAGTAATCACCCGATCTGGGTATTCGGGCCGCTCAAGCGCCTCCTCATGCACAAGGTTCTTCATGCTATTGAGGTAGGTGTAACGGTTCTTGATGTCGTCGATAAACATTAGTCTGCTCCTTCTGCTAATTTCTGTAGTCCGATGGTGTATGCCTCTAGCTCGTCACGAGCTATGATGTTGGGGAACACATACTTCAAGCCGTTGCCGCCATGCGTCCAATACACGGAGAAGTATTTTGTCTCCCCGTAACCCCATGCCTCCACCTCATATATCTGGTGTTCACCACTCGTATTGTTTGAGGATGGCATCTAACTTTCCCTTCACATCTTCGCGCACGTCGATGCTCTCTTTGATCTCGTCGATGTCCACGTTGGCAATGGCACGCTCAAGTCCACGCCTTGCCTCTTCTAGAGTAGGGTCACGGGTCACGTTCAGGTGGGTCAACATACTGCACATCTCTTGTGCGTTGGTGATGAACGTATCGTGCCAGCGGCGCTTGTCCTCATCCTCTGGCTCGACCAGCTTGTCTGACATGCGTGATACCATGTCGTGCAGCTTGCTCCATTGCTCACGCATGGCAGCCTCGACACGCTCATTGGCATGGGTTTCATACTGCATCCGCATCGCGTCTAGCTCCTGCTTTGGTAGGTCTAGACGGAAGTCGCCTGCATCAGGCACAGGTGAGAACACAAGACGGAACCCGAACTTGGAACGCACCTCGTCAGTGTCGGGGTAGTCCATTGGGTCGAACAGGTCGCCAAGGTAGTTGTGTGCGGTGTGCACCAGACTCGGGTAAGCAATAAGGAACTCGCTCACCTTGTTGTCGAAGTAGGCTTGACGCGCATTGGCCTCGGTCTTGTAGTCAAAGAATAGCGACGTAGGTAGAAGCCTCGGCCCTCGATCAGCCCAAGGCATGGTGCGGGTGTTGTGCCACAGGCGGCAGCCAGCAGCGTAGTCAGCAATCTCCTTACGTAGATGGCTCCCTGCCATAAGGTTCTTGCGGAACTGCCCAGCGTCAGCAGACGCACGGTTATCGTCAGCCACCTTGCGACTTGCGTCCTTGTCGATTTTGTTGGCTGTCCATACGGAGATGTTAAGCTCGGTCAGCATTGCTGCATTTGAGATGGTCATTGGTTTGCTCCTTAGAGGATGTCTTGGTTGTCACGCGCCCAGTCAGTGAACGCTTTGTTGGTGAACGCTATCTTCTGCTTGGACTTGGACCGTGCCAGCGACGTGCAGAACACGGCTTGGTATTCTTCTTCGAGGCGACGGACATATTTCATGATGGGTGCGATGGTCTCACCGTCCACCGCACGTTCAAGGTTGAACAACAGTGTTACGACTGCGCCAGTAGACGTAGGTATCGTAGCCGACTCGGGCGTAGCGATGATGCTCTCGCGGGTAGGTATCTCATCCTGATACGCAAGGAAGGATGCAATGTCGTTAGCCCCTGCGCTCCCTACTGTGCCTACTAGCGCACAGGTAAGCGCGTTAGTGCTGATCCGGTCACGGCCCCACATGACGTTGGAGCCAAGCTCAAGGGAGCGCGGCGTGATGAACTTACCCTGCACTCGCTTAGGGTTGTAGACGTAGGGGTTGTCGGTGTCGAAGTCGTCGTCTCTGAATGAGGATAACACTGTAGGTGTTTGGTTAACCCACGCCATGAGCGCAGGGTGGATGTTGTTCTCGGCAGCCCACGGCAGCCACTCGCTGGCGTTGGCCTTGCGGACCTCGACCACAGTCAGACGGTCGATGCTATGGTCAAGCAGCGTATCGCCAAGCCCTTCTTCAGACAGGTTGGTGGTTAGGAATACGATACTACCCTCTGGCAGCATGGTGTCTTGGATGCGCTTGTTGTTCACCTCAAGCAAGGTGTGCATCATGTTCTGGATGGAGCGCGGCGCTTTGCCGAACTCGTCAAGCATAATGACAACAGGCTTACCCGTGTGCAGCTTGAGCGCCGTGTTGATGAAGAACTCCATAACCTTGCGCTCCTTGTCGGGGAACGGGATGGCAGTGTCGCCCTCGGACTTGTTGCCCATGTCGAAGTAGGCATACTCATAGCCGGAGCCAAGCAGGTCGGGCAGTAGCTTCATGATCGAAGACTTGCCGATGCCCTTCTCGCCCTTGAGTAGGATGGTGTTGGTTGTGCCGATGGCAGCGATAAGCTCGGCTGCTTCTTGCAGTGAAACGCGATTGGTAAAGTCGATGTTGCTCATGGTATTTGCTCCTTTGTTATTGAACGTGGACGGTCTTGCCCGTCTTACTTGTTACGCTTGGGTTGCCACATATCACCCACAGGATGGGTGCTGGCCAGTTGTCGCCCCATTGGTCAAAGACGTGCCCGTCCGTGAACATAATGATGCAGTCAGGTTTGATGTTGTTCTCTTTAAGGTATCGTTGGACGCAGCGCGGGTCAGTGCCACCGCCACCCTTGGGTCGCATAGCGTTAGCGATACCCTCGTAGTCGCCACGCTTGTATTCCTCGTGGCCCGTCACCTCGCCGTCCCAGTAAAGCAGGTCAACGTGCTCTGGGTTTACTTGGTTCACGACACCAACGAACTCGGACAGGACTTTCTTCATGTCGGACGGGTCACCCATCCACATCGAGCCGGACAGGTCTGGACCTGCCACGATATGTCCAAGGCTCTCACCGTAGGTGGTGGGCATGATTAAGTCTAGTGCATGGAACCTACGGTTGAGGCGTCGATAGGTCGTATCGTCCTTGACGGTGCAATTCTGTGTGATGAACTCGCGCAGCGCGTCCTTCCAGTTGATCTGCGGACGTAGTAGCTCACCTATCTCGGCAGGGATGTCGCCCTTGCCAGCCCCGCAACGCTTGGCCTCGGCCTCACCTCGACGCATGGCGTGTTCAATCTCCTTCTGTAGCGCGTCTTGCTCCTCCTTCGGTAGCTCCTGCGCGTCACCCCAGCCATGCTCGTCGAAGCCTTGGCTATCGGATGGCGGGTCTTTCTTCAACAGGTCGAAGACTTGTCGCGCCGACATGCCGTCATACTTCTTATCATATAGGCCCATCCTGCTACCGTCTGGGTTGCGCGGGAACTGAACCACGCTCTCGGCGGGGTCAGCCGCCACAATCATACGGTTAACAACGTAGTCACAAGCCTGATTGGCGAGCGAGGCGTCTTCCTCGAACAACTTGCGCCATACGGTCAGATGTCGAAGTCCCTTGTGCATCGCCTCGTGCAGACAGACGAAGCTAAGCTGTGCCACAGGCAACATCTCCACGAAGTCGCGGCCATAGACCTCGTCGCGTCCGTTGGTATATGCAGTTGGTGTAGTGTCACAGATGCTCGTCTTGCCGATTGCCATGATACCCGACCACAACCGAAGGCTCGGAAGTGTCGAACGCATGACGTCGATTTTGGCTTTCTTGAGCTTGCGCTCGGCAGTTATCGTCATCGTTTTGCTCCCGATGATGGTGTTTGCTTACTTGGGTAAGGTAGGTGGTGGGTGACGGGGTGGCTCGTTGCTCTGCCCCGCCCTTACTGTATAGCGTAGTAGCTATACAATGTCAACCTTCCACCTCGTCGTATACCTCACGGCGTATGGTGTCGAGCCGCTCGGTCAAAGCTATAGCAAGCTCCTTCCAATCCACATCGACGCCATACTTGGCTTGTTCGCGTAGCTCGTTGTGCGTCATGGCGCGGTAGTAGTTGCGGTCTTTCATGGTTATGCTCCCTTGATGGTTTTGTGGATTGCCCAGATGGCGAAGATGCCCACGCTGATGAAAAAGATTTCGGCTGCGACGTGGATGATAATGATACGGCGACCACCG